AGACACAATTTTGTCAAAATCTGTTAGTGGTAAAAAACTATCAAGACAAATAGATGGTCAAAGATGGGCTTTTACTGCAAGAATAATTACAGCTAAACGATCTGATGTATATGGCGATCTTATGGCATTTATTGTTAAACAAAGATCAGGAAAAGAAAACTTTACAATCATTCCGCCTGAAATAGAAGATGCTAGAGGAACAGCATCAGGAGTACCACACGGAACAGCTAGTGCTGGTGCTACATCAATAACATTAGGTGGCACAGGAACAGGAACATTAAAAGCTGGAGATTTTATTAAATTTGCAAATCACGATAAAGTTTATATGGTCGTTGCAGATCAAGCAGATATTTCTACTGGAACTTTAACGATTGAACCACCATTAACAACAGCAGTTTCTTCATCTACAATAGTTTATGATAATGTTCCTTTTACAGTTTATCTAACAAATGATATACAAGAGTTTGGAGTAGTTGGTAATGACAAAGATGGTAATTTGTTATATCAGTTTGAGATTGATTTAGAAGAAGCATTATAGAATGAAATATCTTGTAAAACATTGGGTCTCAGTTGATATTCTTGCAGAAGAATTAGTTGATGAAAAAGAAATAGACATCAAAACTAATCGTTTAGGCAAATACGAAGAACCTACTGAAAATGCAATTATCAAAGTTTTAAATTATAAAGTAATTAGGAGAACTTACGAAGATGAGCCGAAGTCTAACGACAGCAGTAAAGAACGCATTAGCAACAAATGATATTAGACCAATACACCTTATTACTATCGGTTTTGATACTCCTGTTAATCTTACGGATTGCTCATTTTCATTAACAAGTTCAGTATCAGGTTCATCAGTAACTTATTCAGCATCAGATTTCATATTAGGAGTTTCTAACTTTACAGAAGAAGTTGATATTACTAAATCATCAATGATTTTATCTTTATCAGGTGCAGATCAAACTTTTATATCTACTGTATTAAATGAACCAATTATTAATGATGAAGTAATTGTTTATCGTGGTTTCTTAACTAACGGAAACATTTTAACAGCAGACCCATTCTTACTTTATAAAGGAAACATTGAAAATTTTAGTATTAACGAATCTGCAAAAGAAAGTTTAGTTAATTTAACGATAGTTTCTCATTGGGCAGACTTTGAAAAGAAGAACGGCAGAAAAACAAACAATACATCACAACAAAGATTCTTTAGTACAGATGTTGGTATGGATTTTGCATCTCAAACTGTATTAGATATTAAATGGGGTAGATCATAATGGGATTTGGTAGTATTGTAAAAGCAGTAACTAAAATAGCTGGTTTTTTTCAAAATCCTATTGTTTCATTAGTTACAACATTAGCAGTAGCTTGGATATTTAGACCAAAAACACCTGAGATACCTGACTTTGGAGATAGTTACCAAGATAATTTTGAAAAAGGAATATTATTAAACAAACAATCGAATGACGCATCAATTCCTGTTGTATATGGAGAAAGATTAGTAGGTGGAACTAGAGTCTTTGTAGAAACCTCAGGAAGCGATAACACCTATCTATATGTTGCTTTAATATTATCTGAGGGAGAGATAAACGATATAACTGAAATAAGAATAGATGATAAAGTAGTTACTTGGTCAGCAGACTTAGCGGACAATACACAAGTTACAGTTAATAGTTCAGATACAAATTTTTATAAAAATTCAGAAAGTTTAATTACAGTAGAACCTCATTATGGAACTGATGGTCAATCAGCATCAAGTCTATTATCTACATTATCTAATTGGGGTTCAAATCATAAATTATCAGGTTTAGCTTATCTTGCTATTAGGTTTAAATGGAATCAAGATGTATTTAGTGGAATTCCTAAAATACAAGCAAAAGTACAAGGTAAAAAAGTTGTAAGTTATGATGCTAGTTTAGTTGCACAAACAGCATCTTACTCAACTAACCCAGCTTGGTGTTTATTAGATTATTTAACTAACGCAAGATATGGAAAAGGTTTGTCAGTTAATGAAATGGATTTACAAACATTCTATGACGCATCATTAGTTTGCGAAACACAAGTAACTCCATATTCAGGTGGTTCAGATATAAACATATTTGATTGCAATACAGCATTAGATACTTCATTAAGCATTATAGATAACGTAAGAGAATTATTAAAAGGTTGTAGAGGTTATCTTCCTTATACTGGTGGTAAATATCAACTCATCATTGAGACAACTGGTACAGCTTCAATCACATTAACAGAAGATGATATTATAGGTGGCTATAACTTATCTTCTCCTGATAAGAATAATAAATACAATAGAGTTATCGTATCTTATATTAATATAGATCGTAATTATCAAGTAGATGAGGTTCAGTTTCCACCAATAGATGATTCAGGATTACCAAGTGCAGATCAACACGCAAATATGAAAACTGCTGATGGTGGTTATTTGTTAGAGGGTAGATTTGATTTTAAAACAATAACAAATCCATATCAAGCTGAGGAGATGGCAGAAATCATTTTAAGAAGATCAAGAGAATCTTTAACATTAGCAATTAACGTAGCTTTTAATTCTTATGATTTAGCAATAGGAGATATTGTAAATATAACTCATAGTTCATTAGGTTTCTCAGCAAAACCATTTAGAGTTTTATCATTAACATTTAACGAAGATTATTCAGTAGGATTAAATTTAGTTGAACATCAAAATTCACATTATACTTGGGCAAGTAAAACGCAACAAGCAACTATTCCAACAACTAATCTTCCTAATCCATTTGCTATTCAACCACCAGCAAGTGTAACTTTATCTGACCAACTTATTGAATATAATGATGGTACAGTAATCGTTGCATTGGACATAGCATTAACTGCTTCTCCTGATAGTTTCGTTGATTATTACCAAGTAGAATATAAATTAAGTTCAGATACTAATTACATCATATACGCACAAGGTTCAGGATTAAATCATAGAGTATTAAACGTAATCGACCAAGAGACTTATGATGTAAGAGTTAAAGCTGTAAATGCTTTAGGTATTTCATCAACTTATGTATCTGCATCAAGAACAATAATAGGTGCATTAGCTTTACCATCTGATGTTGAGGAATTTGCTTGTAATGTTATAGGACAAGAAGCACACCTTAGTTGGAAATCTATACCTGATCTTGATCTTGCATATTACTCAATTCGTTTTTCAGATGTTTTAAGTGGTGCTGAATGGGCTAATTCAGTTAATTTAATCGAAAAAGTTTCTCGTCCAGCTACTTCAATCGTAGTACCAGCGAGGGTTGGCTCCTATTTAATTAAAGCTGTAGATAAATTAGGAAATCATAGTTTAAATGAAACAGTAATTTCATCTAATATTTCAGGTATTCAAAATTATAATGCAGTTTTAACACAAGATGAACACCCTTTATTTTTAGGAGTAAATTCTTTTGATTCTGCACAAGGTAATTTTGATGATCTTACTGGAGACTTTGATGATGGATTTGAAACAAATTTAGTAGTTTCAGATAATAAATTAAGATTGAATTCTAAATATAACTTTGACGATGGAACAGGAAATTTTGACGACAATACTACAAAATTATTTGATTCTTCTCCATTTGATCAATCTTTAGAATTATCAGGATATTATTATTTTGGAACACCAATAGATATTGGTTCTTCACAAGTTTCTAGATTAACAGCTTCAATTAAACAAACTTCTGATAATGTTGATGTAGTATTTGATTCTGCAACTGGAAATTTTGATGATAAAGCAGGTGCATTTGATGGAGATACTCCTGATTTTACAAGAACAGTATTACAAATATCAACTTCAACTGACAATATAACTTATAGTTCTTATAGAGATTTTACTATTGGAGAATATAATGCAAGATATTTTTTATTTAGAGTCTTATTAGAATCAACAGATGGTTCATCAACTCCTGTCATTGAAGAACTATCAGTTACTATTGATATGGTTGACAGATTGTTTAGTGGAAACGATATTGTATCAGGAACAGGAACTTACACAATTACATTTACAAATCCATATTATTCTCCTAATTATGCTATTGGTGTAACTGCTCAATCTATGGATAGTGGAGATACATTCACTATAACCAACAAAACTGTTAATGGTTTTAATATTGCATTTAAAAATAGTTCTAACGTAGGAGTATCTAAAACATTTGACTTTTTAACAAAAGGACATTAAATATCTAATTATGGCTCAACACGATTTTAATATTGCTAACCAAGGTTTTCCAGCATTTAGGTCTGATTTAAATAATGCTTTGTCTGCAATTAATTCTTCTCAATCAGGAACATCAAGACCAAGTGGTGCAGTAGCAGGTACGATTTGGTTAGATACCACAAACGCAACAACACCAACTTTAAAATTTTATGATGGGGCAGATGATATATCTTTAGCAACTATTGATTATTCTGCAAACACAGTTAATTGGTTAGACTCATCAGTAGTATCAGATTTAGTAAATGACTCCACACCACAACTTGGTGGGCAATTAGATGTTAATGGAAATGCAATAGGAGATGGAACATTAGAATTAATTAAATTTTCTGAAACAGCTAGTGCAGTTAACGAAATTACAGTAACAAATAATAGTACAGGAAACGCACCATCAATCACAGCAACAGGAGATGATACAAATATAGATTTTAGTTTATCAGCAAAAGGTATTGGTAGAGTAACATTAGGTGCTTCTAAAATTCAACAAGTAGCAGAAAAAGTAACTAATTCTGCAACTGCGGCAACTGGAACATTAAACTATGATGTTATAACTCAATCAGTTTTAAATTATACTTCTGATGCAACTGGTAACTGGACTTTAAATGTTAGAGGAGATGCTTCTAATTCTTTAGATTCAATTATGGACACAGGAGAATCTATTACAATAGCACATATAGTTAAACAAGGCGGAACTGCATATTATAATTCAGCTTTTGAAATAGATGGTTCGTCTGTAACTCCTGAATGGCAAGGTGGTTCAGCACCATCTGCTGGTAATGCAAGTTCCCTTGATACTTATACTTATACAATTATAAAAACAGGTTCAGCTACATTTACAGTTTTGGCTTCTCAAACACAATTTGCATAATAGGAGGACATTAAAATAATGCCAATTTTAGGTTCATTCGGAGCAGGTTCCAAAGGTGGATATGGTAGAGGCGGATTACCCAAATACGACATTGAATTTTTAGCTGTAGCTGGTGGAGGCGGTGGCGGAAATGATGTTGGCGGAGGAGGAGGTGCTGGTGGATTATTAAGTAATACTCTTTCAGTTTTTGAAACTGAAACTTATACAATAACTATTGGAGCTGGAGGAACTGGAGGTGGATCTCCTACAACAGGTGGAAACGGAGTAAATAGTGAAATTTCAGGAACAGGAATAGTAACTGTTACCGCAATAGGTGGCGGTGGCGGTGGAAGTTGGCGAGGTAGTAATGGAGCAACAGGAGGTTCTGGCGGTGGAGGCGGAGGATCTTACGATCTTGGTGGTGCTACTGCTGGTAATGGTGGTTCTGGAACTGCTGGACAAGGTAATGCTGGAGGCAATGGAATAGCTGGTGGTTTTGCTGGTAGTAATGGTATAGGCGGAGGTGGTGGAGGAGCAGGTGCTTCTGGTAGTTCACAAAATGGTGGTAATGGTTCATCTGCATATTCTGCTTGGGGTTCAGCAACATCTACTGGCCAAAATTCAGGTGGCACATATTATTATGCAGGAGGAGGTGGTGGTTCTGATGATAGTGGTTCAACAACTGGAACTGCTGGTTTAGGAGGTGGTGGTACCGCTGGTGCTAATGGTACAGCAAATACTGGTGGAGGTGCTTGTGGAGGAGGATCAGTAAATCCTAATGGTGGTTCAGGAATAATTATACTTCGATATTCTGGTTCTCAAAGAGGAACTGGAGGAACAGTTGTTTCCTCTGGTGGTTACACTTATCATACATTTACATCATCAGGAAGTTACACAGCATAGGAGATTTATATGGCACATTTTGCAAAATTAGGAATTGGAAATATAGTTGAACAAGTAATTGTAGTATCTAATGATGTTGCAACAACTGAACAAGCTGGAATAGATTTTTTAAAAGAATTATATAATGAACCTAATGGTATTTGGAAACAAACTTCATACAATGCAACTATCAGAAAAAATTATGCTGGTATTGGTTTTACTTATGACCAAGAAAGAGATGCTTTTATAGCACCTAAACCTTTTAATAGTTGGATATTAAATGAAGATACTTGTCGTTGGGAAGCACCAGTTGCTAAACCTGAAACCTATACACAAAATTTAACAGACGAACAAGGTAATCCAACTAAAGATAGATATTACTGGAATGAAAATAAAGTTAATTGGGAATTAATTTAATTATAGTGTCTAAAATAATCAAATTAAAAAATAACAAAATTAATAAGTTAAATTTAAAAAACACATCTAAAAATTTTATAGGTTTTACTAATATAGCTGACAATCCTGATTTAAAAGGAAAACCAATTTATCTTAATATAAATAATATAATATCAATATTTAGCACTAATAAAAATACAACAATACTTCATAATGGAACAAATAGTTGGGAAGTTTTAGAAACTTTAGATGAAGTAATAAAGAAAATATCATAAAATTATCTATTTTAACTAATCTTTAAAAATGTTATAAATATTAAGCTATGAGGTTACCTCCAAACACCAACCTCGTAGCTACTTATTATGCAATTATCGAAACACTTTAAATTAATAGAATTTGAAAAGTCTATGACAGCTACTCGTTTGGGTATTAAAAACAAAGCTGGAAGTGGCGAAATAAAAAACCTAACTGATTTATGTTATGGTGTTTTAGAACCAACTCGTGCAAAATTTGATAAGCCAATAACAATCACATCAGGTTATAGATCAGAAGAATTATGCGAAGCAATAGGAAGTAAAAAAACTTCACAACATACAAAAGGACAAGCTGTTGATTTTGAAATAGCTGGAGTATCAA